ATTATAGACCAAATTGATGTTGATAGTATGTATGATTTATTGCCTATAGAATATAGAACTATGGATTTAAGATTTGAAAATAAAGAATTAAAAGCAAAACAAATACAAGATTTTATACAACTAAAAATAAAAGAGTTTCAAAATGGTGGCATTAATAGTATATTAAGTGGATTATCTCAATTAGGATTTACCGCTCCTACTGACCCATCAACTGCAATTAAGGCAGCAATCACGGCAATAATGAGTGATACTAAAACATCAGTTGAAGAAAAGATTGAAGCAATAAAAAAATTAAATGTAGCAGGTTTTTCAATTGAAGATTTATTAGGTGGTGAGTTTGATGATAATGTAGAGATACCAGAATTTACTTTAGCTAGAATGATTACTAAATTAAATGAATTTGCACAGGATTATTTTTCATTCTTAATAAAAGAAGCTATACAAAAAGTTAAGAGTGCATTGGATTTAGTTGGATTAGGTAAATTATTAGATTTTACTACACTAAATTTTTGTACGTTTTTAGGTATAATAGGATTTCCAAAGAGTTTAGATTTATCTGGCTTTAATGGAATAACACAACAAGCAAATACATTTCAATCATCGTTAAGTTTACAAACTATCGTTGAAGATGTATAAATAGTATTATGGCAGGAATATCACAAGCAGATAAAACAATAAGAGATGGAGATAATCCAGCTCAAATAGTTGCTAAAAAAAGGCAACATAGAGATTTGGATTTAAATTTTTCTTTACATCCAATAAGAAAAGATATTATACCATTAGTAGATGATAGAGCAATTAAACAATCTATAAAAAATTTATTATTAACTAATGCTAATGAAAGGCCATTCAATTTGAATTCAGGTGCAAACCTTAGAGGTATTTTATTCGAACCTAATGATGCTATAACTAGAATTCGTTTAAGAAGTGCTATAACACAATCAATAGCAGCAGGAGAACCAAGAGTAATAGTACAAGGTATTAATATAGAAGATAGACCAGATACAAATTCATATAATATACAAGTATTTTTTTTAATAACACAATCTAATATCGAATCAGATTTAGAATTAGAACTTAGAAGGTTAAGATAATGGCTAGTAATTTAAACGTCACAGAATTAGATTTTAAATCAATAAAAGATAATCTTAAAAATTTTTTAAAACAACAAAGTGAATTTAACGATTATGACTTTGAGGGAGCAGGGCTTAATATACTATTAGATGTACTAGCTTATAATACACATTATAATGCTATGAATGCTCACTTTGCTCTTAATGAATCATTTTTAGATTCAGCACAAATAAGAGGTAATGTTGTCACAAGAGCTAAATTACTAGGATATGTTCCACGTTCAATATTAGCACCTAGGGCTGTAGTAAATATTGTGGTTGATGTTTCAACCACTGACGCAACTAAACCTACAGTATTAGATTTACCTAGAGGTACTAAAGTAAGAGCTTTTGTTGATAGTACTGAGTTTCAATTTGTAGTTTTAGAATCAAGACAAGCTGTATTAATTGGTAATGTATATACATTCAGTAATGTAAATATTGCTCAAGGCCAATTAAGAGAATTACAATATAGAGTTGATAATGATATAGAAAATCAGAAATTTCAACTTAGTGATAAAGACGCAGATATAAGTACGTTACGTGTACGTGTACGTGAGAATCAAGCATCAACTTCTTTTGATATCTATACAAAATTTGAAACATTAAAAGATATAGATGAAACAAGTAAAGTATATTTTGTACAAGAAAATTCATCAGGATTTTATGAAATATATTTTGGTGATGGTGTCACAGGGTTTAAACCAGCTAATGATAATATAGTCACAGTTGATTATGTCAAAACTAAGGGTGAAGAAGCAAATAATGCTAACAAATTTTTCCCAGTAGACCAAGTTGGTGGATTTTCTATTGATAATGATAATGGTATTACAACAGTGACTGCTGCAAATGGTGGTGTTGAAGGTGAATCATCAGAATCTATTAGATTTAACGCACCACTTACTTTTATTGCTCAAAACAGAGCTGTGACTGCAAATGATTATGCCTCAATAATTAAAAAGAATTTTAGTAATATAGATTCAATTGCTACATGGGGTGGTGAAGACCAAGAGATACCAGATTTTGGTAGAGTATATATTTCAGTTAAACCAGTTTTATCTGAAGTATTAACTGAAGATGAAAAAACACAAATTAAAAACTCTATACTAAAAGGAAAAAATGTAGTATCAGTCACACCAGAAATTGTTGACCCAATATTTACAAGATTAGAATTGGATGTAGCATTTAAATTTAATCCTAACCTTACAGATAGAAGTTCAGTAGAATTACGAACAGTAGTAAGAGATACAATTAGTGATTTTAATTTTAATAATTTAAATAAATTTGATGGTGTATTTAGGCATTCACAATTAACTAATTTAATTGATAGTGCTGACCCAGCTATATTAAATAGTTCAGTTAGGCCAAGAATGTTTCAAAATATTACACCACTTACAAATGCCGATGGTGAAATAACAACACAAAATCATACATTAAAATTTGCTGCAAAATTTCTTGATAGAGGAGCTAGTACAAAACATTTAATCTCTTCATCAGCATTTAAATTAGTAGGTGCTGATACTGGTGACCACTTCTTTGGTGATAGGCCTATATCAGGAGATAATTTAAAAAGAAAAGTTATAGTATTTAAAGTTATAAATTCTCAAAATGTCACAGTAATAAGTGATGCGGGGACAGTTGATATAGAAAAAGGTGAAATTACTTTAAATAACTTTTTACCATTAAATAATAATAATATTAAAATAACAGTTATACCCGATTCACTTGATATAGCTCCAAAAAGAGAACAATTAATTACTATTGATAATTCATTTGTGACCATAACTCCAGAGATTGATACAATAGCAACAGCTGGTTCAAGTGGTAGTATAACATATACAACAACACCAAGGCTTAAAGAATAATGGCAAAATATAGTTTATCACCTGGTGTAGTTGAAGTAAATGATTCAACACTAAACGAAACAAAAGAAAATATTCGTTTAGACCAGATTATTCCATCAGAAATTATTGCTGATAAACCAAAATTACGTGAATTTTTAGAAGCATATTATACATTCATGAATATGGATGAATTTATATATACCACAACTGAAAACTTTAATGATGTAATATTAGATGGAGTAGCTAGATTTAGAGTACCTGACCCTACAAGAGATAACGACCAATTCTTTACAGATTTTACCGGTACAGATTCAACTTTAACTATTACATCACCTACTGGTGTATCCCCAGCTAAATTTATTTTTGATGGTTCTTCATCATCAGTAGTTGATACCACAAATAATAAATTAATTGTAGGTTTAGAAAATCAGGGTGCTCTTCCAGAAGGCACATTAATAAAATATGATGTAGGAGATGGTACAGCTATAGGTGGTTTAGCTGATGATACAAATTATTTTATAGTTAGTTCTGAAAATGGTGCAATACAACTTAGTACATCTAACTTAGGCTCACCTATTAATTTAACTAGTGTAGGTACAGGTGTACAACATAGTATACAAGGTACAACTACAACAATGACTATACCTTTAAATGCAAGTAATGTTTTTATTACTAATGGTAATGAACTACCTGGTACTTTAGCAAAAACAACTGTAAATCAAATTGGTAAAACGTTTACTGTTAGAGGATTATCATCATTTAATAATTACTCAGCTGTATTAAATACAAAGACTTCTAAATGGGTTGGTCCTGGGCCATCACATGTTATGAATACCATAGAAGAAGCTATGGATATAGATTTAAATGATGATAACTTTTTAACAATGATGCAAAAAGAAATAGGTATATCCCTACCTAGAAATACTGTTGGTAATAAGAGAACATTATATAAACAAATTATAGATTTTTATAAGTTAAGAGGAAGCTCTGACTCTATAGAAATATTTTTCCGTTTGCTTTTTAATGATTCTGTAGAGATAGAGTTTCCTTTTGAAAAAACTCTTATACCATCAGAAGGTGATTGGGACCAAGACCCTAAACATGAAACTCAACTTACTTCTGCAGCCAATAATACAAATACAGTAAATATAAAAGCAAGTAGTGAATTAATTAGAGTAGGTTCTAAATTAATAAGTGGTACTACTATTACCCTAGCTGATGTGGATTCTTCAGGTAATACAACAGTACCTACTGTGACAGCTGTAGATGATACAGGAAAAATAATTACTTTATCACGTAATATAACATTAGCAAACAATACAGCTGTGACATTTATACAAAGAGGACAATATTTAAATCAAAAAGGATTTTTATCATATGACCAAAAAATACAAGATAGTTTTAGATTTCAAAAGTTTTCGTATTTAATAAAAACTGGTAGAAATTTAGTTGATTGGGAAAATGCATTTGATAAATTAGTACACCCTGCAGGATTTATATACTTTGCAGAAATTTTAATTTTCTTGAGGTTAACTGATTCAATATTAACTGCAGCAAAAAATCATATATCAATGCCATTCTTACAACCAGGTGTAATAGGTATAGAAGATATTCCATTATTAGTAGAAGCTTTTGCATCTCAATTTTCGCCCTTTGCTACAGCTAAAATACACAAATCAGGTTCACTATCAATTACATTTAAAGATGGTGTTATAACTGCTGCGGCAGTAGCAACCGGTGGTTCAGGATATACTAGTGCTCCTACAATTACAATGTCAGATTCATCTGCAGCGAGTGGTAATACACCACCTACACTAACAACAGCTATTACTAATGGTAAACTTACTGGTATTACAGTAGTTGAAGGAGGTTCTGATTTTGGAACACCAGTAGGAGTTGTATCAGCACCTACACCTATAACATTCAATGCACAAACAGCAGTAAGTATATCTAATGATACAATTACTTTAACAACAGCTCAATTAGCTGCTTTAGAAAATAATGACCGAGTCACATATAGTAATGGTGATGGTCAAAATATAGCAGGCCTTGATGAAACAACAACATACTTTGTAGTACAAAAAACAAGTACAACAATAAAATTATCTCTTACATCTGGTGGTTCAGCAATTGATTTAAGTAGTACAGG